ACAATGAACATACAGCACCAAACCAATGCAGGGCATAAGATTGTAGCTAAAGATACTGACTCATCAACAGCTTTTTCGGCTTCTGTAATTGATATGGATGTTAGTGGTGACCAAGCTATTACTGGTAGCCAAGTGTATCACAGAGGGTTAAACATAGATATTGATTCTACTGCTACAGGTGGAACAACAACTAATGAGCATCGTCTGTATGGTATTGATGCAAATGTGACTGCTACTGGAGATAGCGATTTAATTTACGGCATAAACACACATGGGGTTACAACTTCAACTGGTTCAGGTGATAATAATCAGAACACTCAAGTTCAAGGTGCAAACTTTACAGGAAGCAACCAAAGCGGTGGTGATGCCATAGTACCAAACACTTATGGTGCTAAATTTGTTAGCTTTAATAGAAGTACGTCTAGTGATGCAACGGTAAGAAACAACTTTGGCTCAGTAAGTGAATCCATATTACACGCTGATGCTACTAAGAAACAAAACTACAGAGGCGCATATAATAAAGTAGAGATACGAGAAACCACTAACGCTTGTAATGTTGGTTCAGTGCATGGCACTTACTCAGGTATATTTAACAATCAAACAAATAATGTAACTTTAAATGGCAATCAAAACTTATTCTATGGCTCTTATCACGGTACAGAGGGCAAAGTAACAGCCGCTGGTAAAATACCTTATGGTGTTTATATAGCGTCTGATGTAGATAATTACTTTGAGGGTAACGTAGGTATAGGTACTAGTAGTCCTTTAGCAGACCTTCATGTATCTAACGGAACAAATAGCGATAGCACTCCTGTAGAGTTTATGATTGGGGGTACTGCTAACTCTGTAAGAACAGGAAGTATTGTTAAAAGTACAACATTAGGAGCGTATGATTTAACTTTACAAACAAGTAATCATGCTACAGTAAATCAACCTTTAATAATTAAACTGTCAGACGCTACTGAAGCTATGCGCATAGACTCATCAGGCAACGTAGGTATAGGCGAAACTAATCCATCAAACCCCCTGCATATTAAAGCAACTACAAACGTACCTTTGCTTTTAGAGACTACACACTTAGGTGGTAACGCTCGTTTAGGGTTTGTAAATGAAAACTATAGTAAAAACTTAGGTGTTAACAATGATGGGCAATTTACTTTATATGACATCACTAATTCTGTAACACCATTCACTATCGCTAATAATGTAGCTAGTAATACTTTTGTTATAGATGGTTCTTCAAAGGTAGGTATAGGTAAAAATAATCCGTCTACTAAACTTGATGTTGTCGGCACTGTTACTGCTACAGCCTTTGCAGGTGATGGCTCTGCTCTTACAGGACTACCTGCTGGTGGTATTTCTAATGTAATAGAAGATACCTCACCACAACTAGGTGGTAATTTAGATTGTAATGATAAAGGATTAACTGGTGCTACTAAGTATTATGGTAGTGCGGGTTCAAGTTATGTTCCTACCTTTGGCTTCACAGGTAATCAGACTACAGGAATGTACCAACCCGCCTCTGGTTCTATAGCGTTCTCTACTAACACTTCTGAGAGAATGCGTATTAACTCTTCAGGTAATGTTGGGATTGGTACTACCAGTATTGGAGCAAAACTGCATGTTAATGGACAAGCTAGAGCGTCCACTTTTTATGCTACAGGAAATGGTAGTCAAATACACAACGCAGGTTTTATGGGCGGCTCTGGTCTGTTGGTTAAGCACAACCAAACTAGTACCAACTATCAAAATATGATTGAGTTTAAAAACGGTAGTTATGCAACTGTAGGAAAAATTGAGTCAAATAATGGGGGTACGCAATATGTTACTACGTCTGATAGGCGGCTTAAAGAAAACATCCAAGACTCAGGGGATGCAGGTAGTAAGATTGACGCTATACAAATCAGACAGTTTGACTGGAAAGAGGGTGGAGAGCATCAGGACTTTGGTGTTATTGCACAAGAGTTACAGGCTGTTGCACCTGAAGCCGTATCTGAAGGTTACACTGAAGATGACATGATGGGTGTTGACTACTCTAAACTAGTACCAACCTTAATTAAAGAAATACAATCATTGCGAACTAGAGTCGCACAACTGGAGAACAACTAAATGAACTTTACAATATCAACTTTAGAAAGGAATACAGACGATGGTGTGCTAGTAGCCCATTGGCAGGTGAGTAAAGCCTCTGGTGATAACACAGCGTACTCGTATGGGACTTGTGGTTTTACTCCAGACTCTACTGCTGAAGGTTACATTGCTTATGCTGACTTAACAGAAGCTAACGTAATCTCATGGGTACAAGGCGCATTAGATACAACTGCACTTGAAACCTCTCTTGATGCTGACCTAGCGGAACAAGCATCTCCAACAATCTTAGAAGGGAAACCTTGGTAATGATCACAATAGATGACAAAGAATATAAAGAAGAAGATTTAGATGAAGGACAGATCGTTCAGGTGCAAAGAATGAACGCGCTAAGAGCCGAGCAGAGTCAATTAGATATGCGCCTACAAGAGCTTAATGTTCTTATAAATGCGTATGCTAATTCATTAAAGGAAAGTTTTTCTGAGGAAGAGTAATGAGCGAATTAGAGCCGAGGGTAAGCAAATTGGAATGGCGTGTAGATAATCATTCAAGTCAACTAACCAGATTGCATAATGCTACATCTGAGTTAAGAGATGAGTTGCACAATATTAACAAGTCTTTACTACAAATTAAGTGGTTAGCATTAGGCGGTGCAGTAGTTTTGTTAGGAGATTCTCTTGGCATTGGTAGTATGATTAAATTGATTGGAGCGTAGTATGTGGCAATCATTAATAGGACCAGTTGCTAATCTTGCAGGTGGATTCTTAAAAAACAAAGCAGAAGAAAAACAAGCTAAACATGAAGCTAAGATGAAAGTCATACAGAGTGATGGCGACTGGGAATCTAAAATGGCTGATGCTTCTGCTAACTCTTGGAAAGATGAGTTCTGGACTATAGTATTATCTGTTCCAATTTTTATGATTGGTTACTCTATTGTTGTTGGTGATCCAGAAATTGTTGGCAGGGTAGAGGATGGCTTTGTTGCTTTGTCAGGATTGCCTGAGTGGTATCAGTATTTATTATTCATAGCTATCTCTAGCTCTTTTGGTATTAAGGGCGTGTCTAAGTTAATGAGTTTGCGTAAGTGAGACTATTACTTTTACTGTTATTTTCTGTATCAGTGTATGCGTCAGACAGCCAACAGAATGGCGATCTGAATAACAATACACAGGACTCTACAGTTAATAGTAATAACAATACAACTAGTACAACAACGCAAAATATAGGGGCAGGTAGTGGCAAACCTAGCCCTGTAAACACTGCCATAGCACCATCACTTATGTCGTCAGGCAATGATACTTGTTTACGATCTGCTAGTGGTGGTATGCAGATAGATGTTTTAGGTCTTAATGGTGGGCGTTATGTGCAAGATGAAGAATGTAACAGAAGGAAAGATAGCAAAGTTTTAAAAGACATGGGAATGTCTATAGCGTCAGTATCTAGGATGTGCCAAAACATAGATAACTGGAAAGCTATGTTCATTGCAGGTACTCCATGCCCCATATTAGTAAATGGTCGCATGGTATTTGGTAAGAATGCCTTTATAGCCATGAAGAATAACCCGACATTATTTATTCCTGACTATAAAAAGAAAAAAGCACACTACAATCAATTATTAGGTATAGGAGTAGAAGTAAATGAAGAAGATACTAGCGACAATCTTAGCGTGTCTGAGCGTTTCCGCCCAAAGTCTTGATGTTTCCAACCTAGTTGATACTAGTCAAAGCATTGTAGATACATTTGATCAGGGCATACAAAGGGTATCATCATTAGAAGTGTTAGCCATGCAAGGTTTAATTGCACCTGATAGTGTAGTTGATGACAGCAAGCTAACCTACGAACAGGCACAAGCCTACAATGATGCTTTACAAATGACAACAGAAGCAGTCTATACAATGTCCGCTAATCAGTTTGTAGACGAACAGGTAGATGAGGCTAGGGTTGAGCTTAACACCGCTATAAGTGCGTATGTGGGCGCGTCAGAGGTACTTATAACAGCAGTCAAGGTTAATGACATGGCTGAAGAGGCACAAGAAAGCGGTGATGCTGTACAGGCACAAGAGATACAATCATTTATTGCTAACAATGACGTTGAGATAACTGACGTACACGTTGATGTGTATAATGAATCCCTAGATACTGTAGAAGAGACAGCACAAACCTTTGCCGCTTTTGTGGCAGTACAGAATGATGAGGTGTTGGTGCAAGATATGCAGGCTGAAGTAGATATAATGGGTGAAGACTTTATGAATGCTTACGATGCGGCATTTGATTCATCTACTGGTTTTGCTTCTTTGTCATTTCACACTACTAATGTAGTTCTTATGTACAGCTTAGAGGGAGCATTTGTAAGTGCGGCTGATGTCTTGGGTGCAGGGCAAGAGGGTGAGTTTTATCAAGATGGACCAACTGTACAATGCTTTTATTGTGAGGAATATTAATGCTTGCTGATACAGAAGTTAATATAGGTGGCACTAAACTTAAAGGTGTGTGGATTGCTATAGTCCTGACGATAGGTACATCTATAGGTGGTACTGTATGGACAGCCAGTAGTTTGTACTCAAGGCTAGAAACTGTAGAGGCTATACAGATACCTGATACATCAGAAATGCAAGAGCAGTTAGTTGGGTTAGGTAGCAACTTAGAAACTATTATGGAGCGTCAGAAAGAACTAATAGCCTTACAAGAGCGCGTGGTTGATGTAGAGAAGTTAGTTACAGAGATGCAGGTGACTGTTGAAAAGGCTAAACTTGCTACAGAGAATAGTGATAAGATACAGGGTAAGCTAGATAAAATTGACAAGGAAGTGGAGTCGCTCTGGCAGGGCATGGACTTCTTGGCGAATCCCTATCGAGGTGAATAATGTTTAAGTATTTTAAGTTGAGTGAGTTTGACTGTCAGTGTACTGGCAACAACGAAATGAAAGAAGAGTTTATCCATAAACTAGATGAGTTAAGAGAAGCCTGTGGGTTTAGCTTCAACATTACGTCTGGTTATCGTGATCCATCACATCCTATCGAGGCTCGCAAGTCTAAAGCAGGTACTCATGCACAGGGTATAGCGGCAGACATTGCTGTAGCTAATGGTGCAGAGCGATACAAAATTGTAAGTGAGGCTATGCGTCTAGGGTTTACTGGAGTAGGTGTTGCTAAGACGTTCATCCATGTAGACATCCGAGAAACTACACCAGTGGTCTGGCAATACTAAGACAGTAGGGATTTCTTTGCTGTCTTTTTAGCTTTCTTAAATGCTTTATCTGTGGGTGCGCCTTTTGCACCCTTTTTTCTCATGGTTTCGCCACTGCCTTTGGCAATGCGTTTACGTTTAGCGTGTATATTAGAATATAATCCCATTACCACTTCACCTTGTTTGCCCAGTATGCGGCTGACATCTTGCCTTTAGCTATGTTCTTTCTATGTCTAGCCTTGAATGATTTGCGTCTAGCCTTATCTTTAGCGGTCATTGGCTTCTTGCCTGCACCACGAACACCTTGCTGTCCAAACCTAATAGTTTTAACTTTATCGCCTACCTTGGCTACCACTACATGAGATTTTGTGGGGTGTGAGGGTGTGCGTTTGGGTTTGTTATAACCTGACACGCCAATACGTTTTAATAGGGACTTAGACATTGCCCTATTATACCAAAAAAAACGCCCCAAATACATGGGGCAAAGGGGTAACATACTATGAAAATTATTCTACATTAAACATCTCAGGGTGTTCAAGACTTAATTGCTCTTCTGTGGGTGGTTCAGACTGTTTAGCTATTTCTTCTTCAATTAAGTTCCATAACTTAATTATTTCATACCTAGCGTACCCACTAGCATTGCTATATACAGCCGCACCTATTACATTTATTAGCTCTTCTCGTATCTCAGTCAGCCCATACTGGTCTATCTTGTCAAACATAATGCCTAATACTTGATCACTCATATAACACCTCAGTTATAACTGATTGGTTCGTAGTTCTCATCTTCATCCATCTTCTTAAATTCTTCCCTGTAATGCTTTGCTATTTCTTTTCTCAACAACTTGTTAGTTTTCATTAAGACCTGCCACTTTTCTCTGAGCATATCCATGTGACCCTCGCCTAACGTATCCTCTAGCCACTTGGTGAACTCTAGTGGGTTAGCAGTGAACTTCATGTGACAGTAGTGACATAGACATACAGCGTTATCCATCGACCATCTGACTGACTTAGCAGACCTGCCATAGATGTGAGCGCATTCCATTCTACCCTCTACCTTGCCACAGCTTTCACATACATGACCTGCTTTCTTCCTGACAACATCACTAAACCATTTATCTGCCGCATCACGTTTTATTGCCATTCTTAAAATCCTTTGTAGGGAATGATACATAAAGTCCATATTGTTCTGCCAAGTGTCTTATGATTGTTTCTGCTACCAATGGTACTTCATCTGTAGACAACTGCCTACTACTTTCATCCTTGTTAGGATACATGGCTCTTTGTACTGTCATCCATATTAAGTCCATTACACTGCGGTCAGTCCAAGGGGCTTCAATAGGCTTGCTCAATACAGGGCTTGTGATTACACATGGAAACCCTGCATCGTTACACCGCTTGGCTATCTCCTTACAGAACACCCACATAGCATTGTTTTGCTTGATGCTCCTAGGCTTGCCTAGCTTGTACTCGAACGTGACATACTTGTGCTTCTCATACATCTGTTTAACAAACTCAGTGTACATTGATAGCTTTTTAGGGCAGTTGACTGTCCATGCAGAACCATTCATAGGCACATCCTTAAATATTTATTCATCATCTTCTCAGATTCAGTCTCACATCTATCAGGTATGACAACAGCACCACTGTAATTAGTGCCATCTGCCCGGCAAAATGGTTTTCTTTTGGGTGCAATTACCTGATCTGTAATGACCTTGCCCTCAATATGTCCCATTCTAGTTCTTAATGTGGCAATGGCAATACCAGTTTTTTCTGCTAACTCACGATATGTGTATGAATTACCTTTAATAAACTTGTCAGTAGTAGTGCCTACAAACTTATACAGATTTTCACCGCCATGTTTTTTTCTATTCATTATCAATTCTCCATGTAGTATTCAGCTACACTACACTTCTCATTGTAGCGATTGGTTACACTCTTGCGGTCAGTCTTTATGTCGTGACCCTGTTCTTTCAACTCAAATATTCTAGCCGCCACCTGTGTAATCCCCAGTTCTTCAAAAGCATTGAGGCAGGTTAGCTTCTTGCCATCTTCTAAATATTTTAATACTCTCTCTGATTGTGTCATTGCAGTCTCCTGTATTGGAAGTGTTCATCCCAGTCTTTTTTGCTTTCATCCCACTCTATAAAGCAATTTATTAAATTATCCAGTATTTCTTTTAAGTCAGTCAGTCCATCACTTTCCATATCCAACTTAATTTGCATAAAGTCCATAGCCATAGACGCGCGATGTAATTGTATTATCACGTTGTATGCAGAATGGCTCTTATATTCATCGTATCTGCGCTCAAAAAGGTCAGATGGTATATTGTATTCAGACATTTATCACTCCTAGTTAGCCCATGATCTATCGGTTAATGCGACCTCAATATCGCGTTTCTTTATTTGATTCGGTTTTTTCGCCACCTTAGTTAGTGTAGGGGCTTCAACCTCATCTTCCCACCTTGCATTGTTTAGATAAGTTGACGCATGAGGGATGAATGTTTTGTTCGCATCACTCCACTCGCCATGCTTAATCCTCAATGCAATGTTCTCAGCTATCAACATTACAGTATTGTCATTAAGATTTAATTTATCCCATGCTTTCTTGGCTTGTGCCTTGCCAACTTTTCTTGGGTAAACAGTCCAGAATGATTCAAAATGATCTATATTATTAACTGTAATATTAGATGTAGTATTAACTGTATTATTATCCTTAAACTTTTCTTTAATAGGGTCTTTAACTTTTCTTTGTGGGGTATTTAACTTTTCTTTAATACCCCCATTAAGTAATCTTATATACCTATTTAAGATTTGTTTAGTACCCCTATCTTGCTCCATCTCAATGCTGACGTAGCCTGCGTCTTTAAGACTACCTATCCACTTACTGATAGATACCTTACTGACGCTATATAGTTCTGCAAAGTATCCATTAGTTGCCCAACAATATCCTTTCTCATTGCAAAGTGCAGTGATCTCACCATATAAAAGTTTGGCGTTAGGCGTTAGACTCTCATCGTATCTGACGTTAGCAGGGATGATTGCGTAGTAGCCTTTCTTATCCATGTTCACCTGCCCTGATAAACTCGCTGACTGGTACTTGGAATAGATCGGACAGTGCGACTAGTGTGGCACAGCTTGGATCGCGATGGTTGTTTCTTATCAAACTAACAGTAGCAGGGGATAGTCCACCCTCTCTTGCTATATCAGCTTGGGTCATGCGGTGTGTAGTCATATAAAAGTCTAGCGATTTGTTAATATCCATGTTGTCTCCTTAGTAATTTGTACCCATGATATACTAATGTAAAATAATTTGCAAATAGTTATTGACAGTAGTGTAAGCATCAACTAATATGTAATCTCACATACACAAAAGAGGACAGCAAAATGGATAGACCAATCATATTTGAAGATTATAACTTCAGCAAAGCAGAAACACAGTTCCCTTTGATTAACATGGACAGCACCAGTAAAGAAATAGAAGATACTGCGTGGCAATACACTATAGATTTGTTGCGTGATGATTCTACTTTACTACATGAAGCCTTCATTGGTGAGCATTTAGGTGATTTAAGTATCATGGAAAGTTATCAGAAGCAGGTTTTAGAGGCTGTATCTGAGCAAAACTATGATAAGATAGGCAGGCTAGTTGAGGCTTGCATGGCGGAGTTCAACAACAATACTGTTGAATATATTGAAGAACACATTACACAAATGGAGTATAGATATGTCTGATTTAAACAAATTAAATGATTATGAAAAAGGCGAGTTCGACTGTGTGCATGGATACCCTGCGCGTGACTGCGAGCCAGAAGCCTACTATAATGGCTATGCGGATGCGTATGCTAAAGAAGCTAACGCAACATGGTATAGTGAGAAACAGTTTCAAGAAATATTAGGGGGTGCATAATGAGTAGCGTATGGACAACACTGTCAGCGATTGACGTATCAAAACATATTGAGAAGAAGGGTAACTTGAGTTACCTTTCATGGGCGTACGCTTGGGGTACATTGATGAAGTATTACCCTGAAGCTACCTACTTTTACGATGAGCCTAATGTAGACCCCAATGGGACTGTAGAGGTAGAGGTAGAGTTGACTATCGAGGGTATCACTAGACGTATGTGGTTGCCTGTGATGGATCATAGGAATAAAGCTATTGTAAACCCAACATCAAGAGATGTGAGTGATGCAAGGATGCGATGCTTAGTTAAGTGTATAGCTATGTTTGGGTTGGGTCATTACATATACGCAGGGGAAGACCTGCCACTAGCTGTATCAGATGCGCCTATCAGTGAGATACAATCAGCTAAGTTAAAACAGTTGCTTGAGAAAACAGAGAGTGATGTTAAGAAATTCTGTCAGGTGTTCAAGTGCAAAGCTGTTGATGAGTTATCAGTAGCCCAGTATGATAGAGCTATCTCAATGTTGGAGAAAAAAGTTGCAAATACTGCAAGCTGAACAGGGTACACAGGAATGGCTAGACGCTAGGTTAGGTAGACCCAGTGCTAGTCAGTTCTCAAAGTTAGTCACTACGGCAGGGAAGCCTAGTGCATCTGCTGATGATTATATCAGTGAGATGATTGCAGAGAGAATCACAGGGGAGCGTGAGCCTATCTACGTTAATGAGTGGATGCAGAGAGGCACAGAGTTAGAGCCTGAAGCCAGAGCAACCTATGAGTTTATGAATGGTGTTGACGTAGAAGAAGTAGGGTTTATACTAGATGACTCAGGAGAGTTTGGCTGTAGCCCTGATGGATTAGTGAATGATGATGGTGGGGTAGAGTTTAAATGCCCTGCCCCAAAGAACCATATAGCATGGAGTAGAAAGGGCGTATGTCCGAGTAAGCATTATGCACAGGTACAGGGTTGCTTGTATATTACAGGCAGAGAATGGTGGGATTTTATGTCCTATCACCCTGATATGAAGCCCTTTATTGTAAGGGTAGAGCGCGATGAAGAGTTCATTGCAAAACTGGCTGAACAAATTAGTCTAGCCGTAGAGGAAATCAAATCAGAAGTGAGGAATTTAACATGAGTAAGATAGGTGTTTCAGTATCTATAGATGTGACAAAGATTGATAAGTCGCGCATCAAAGAAGTAACTAAAAAAGATGGGTCAGTGGCTAAGTATGTAAACCTGACTACCTTTATCAACCCAACTGAAGAAGATCAGTATGGCAATCATGGTTTCATTGCACAGTCTCAGGATAAAGAAGAGCGTGAGTCAGGTGCAGAGCGACCACCAATTCTAGGTAATGTAAAAGTTATCTACACTGAGGGCGGTCAAGCTAAGAAGCAAGATGATTTCCTATCTGAAGACGTACCATTTTAAGGAGTGAATGATGCCTAAGAAAAAGATTAAAGAAGCGATTGAAGAAGCCCATGAGTTAGCAGATAAAGCTATTGATGAGGCTCAAGAAGAACTCGAAGAAACGCGAAACGAAATACTAGCATGGATCAACAGCCCTGCTAAAGTAACTAATGGTCAACTGCTCGCAGTAGCGGTGGTGACTGTAGCACTGTTACTCCTCTAGGTTAGGGCGTTAGCCTGTGTAACTGGTCTGGCTCACCAGTAACCGAAACGAGCCATTAAAATTTGGTATATACTGTATAAGTAAACAGCATTAGAATTAATTTTTGGAATCATTATAATACACCACGCGAGGTAAGAGAATGACCAAGCATCTTGTAATACCTGATACCCAAGTTAAACCTAACCAACCTATTGACCATCTAAGATGGGCAGGACTATATGCTGTTGACAAAAAACCAGATGTTATTATCCATATTGGCGATCATTTTGATATGCCTAGCCTCAGTTCATGGGACGTTGGCAAGAAGTCCTTTGAGGGTAGACGCTACACAGATGACATTGAGTCAGGCATCAAAGCAATGGAAGCATTCATCGCACCCATCAGAGAAGAGCAACAGCGACTCATTAGGAACAAGCACAAGCAATGGAGTCCACGACTGGTATTCACTATCGGAAACCATGAACAAAGAATTGAACGCGCTATTGAAACCGATCCAAAACTAGATGGTTTAATTGGCTACCATGATTTCAAGCTAGATGAGTTTGGTTTCGAGGTCTATGATTTTCTTGAGGTAGCAGTCATAGATGGGATAGCTTACAGTCATTATTTCACCAGTGGTATCATGGGACGTCCAGTCTCTAGTGCTAGGAATATGCTGTCCAAGAAGATGATGAGCTGTGTAATGGGTCACGTTCAGGATAGAGACATTGCCTATGCTCGCAGAGCAGACGGAAGGAATATTTTAGGCTTGTTTTCAGGTATCTACTACCAACACGATGAGGATTATTTGACTGCTCAAACCAATGGCTCATGGCGTGGCATCTGGATACTTAACGAGGTTGTAGATGGTAGTTGTGATGAACTCCCGGTATCTATGAATTATCTCAGGGATAAATATCAGGGCAAGTAGGCAAGTCTATACTTGTAAGCGCAAAAAACGCGCCTAGATGGATTTCTAAGCGCGTCTAATGGGCAAGGGTATACCAACCTACAGGGTTACTTTTTAACCTCGCTTATAACCTCTGAAACATAAATATCATCATGTTCATCTGCTATTAAAATATCCTTAAACTTATTTGCCTGTTCAAGGGTTGGAAAGCGCAGGGCATGTTGCCCCGCATCAGTAAACCAAACAACTACATATTTCACAGTACAGACCTCATTATTTGAACCATCAAACACATATATAAACCCATACAGGTAAACAGCCACAGATGCGCGTTAATTACTTTGCG